GGAAGCCCGAGATGCCGTGCGCCTTGGCGAGCTACATCACCTGGCGCACCGTCAAGCCAACAACGACGCCCTACATTGACGAACTAGACTATGTGCATCCGGCCTATCTGCCGGCAACGCAGCACAATCGGCGCCCGCCGCTGTTCACCATCGAGGGCAACACGTTCAAGGCGCGGCCGGCGAACGACACTGCCGATGCCTATGAATTCCACTATTACCAGAAGATCCCCAAGCTCGCCGGCTCCGACACCAATACAAATTGGCTGCTAACGGAATATCCCAACGCCTACCTGTTCGGCGTGATCACCGAATTGGCTGCAATAATGCGCAACGCCGAAATGGCGCAACTCTACAAGGCGCGCAGGGATGAAACATTCCAAGAGATCATCCAACGCTATGCCCTGACCACCGGCGCCACTAGCCCGACGGTGCGAACAGCGGAATACATCTGATGTTCTCCATCTACAAAGATGACGGCGAGATTATTGCGGAAATGCCGCTGACGGAAAAACAACTTGCCGCGCTGGACGAGGGCGGGGAGATTGCGGTGATTTTCCATACTCCACAATTGCAGCGCACCTTGCTGGGTGAGCGCAGCGGAGCGTTTTCGCTGCACAAGCACGGCGACCGCATCGTCACGAGCGAGCCGCAAGCGTTCAAGATTTATGCCGATATGCAGAAGGCCATCGCGGCTGCACAGAGGGCCAACTGATGCCGAAAGTTCCGCTGCAATTCGGTGAATGGCGCCCCGACATTGCGACGCTCGACACGCAATTTGCCAATGATGTCGAGAACGTCTTTCCCGGCAGCAACTCCTATCTGCCGGTACCCAGCCTGGTGCCATTTGCCGAACATCCCGTTCCGCCGCCTCCATCGAACGAACGTGTGGTCGGATTGTTCTCGGCGCGTACCACCACTGGCGAATGGAAAATCTACGCCGGAACACCAACCAAGCTCTATAATTGGTCGCTGTTCGCCGGATGGACCGAGGTAGGTAGCGGCTATCATGTTCCAGAGGGCGAACTCTGGTCGTTTTGCCAGTTCGGCAAATGGGTGATTGCAGCGCAGATCGGCGACAAGCCACAAAAAGCCGACGTCGATACTGGCGGTGCTTTTGCCGCCATTGCCGCCGCGCCCATTGCACACAATTGCCGGACAATCGGCGATTTTGTCTTCCTGGGTGGGCTAGCGAGCAATCGCCGCAAGATCATCTGGTCGTCCATCAACGACGTCGATGCCTGGACCCCCGGCCTAAATCTGAGCGACGAGCAGGAGATGCCAGACGGCGGCCCAGTGATGGGCCTTGCTGGTGACAAGATCGGCTATATCGTGCAGGACCGTGCCGTCAGCCTGCTGCAGTTCATGCCCGGCGACACGACTTTCATCTTCTCAATCTCGAAGGTGGTTTACGACCGCGGTTCGATTTCGGAATGCGGCTTCGTCTCGATCGGCGACAATCTCTACCTGCTATGTGAAGATGGCTTCTACCACCTGTCGGGTCAGCAATTGACCCCAATCGGCCATGAGAAGGTCAACGACTGGTTCCTGGCCAACAGTGATGTTGCTCGCCGCAATGTCGTGCAGGCGGTTACGGCAGTGAAGCCGTACATCTTCTGGGCCTATCACTCATCCTCTGGGACGCCCGCTGCTTACTATGATCGCGTCATTCTATTCAACTGGACCAATGCGCGTTGGTCGCGGATGGCGATCAACGCCCAGATGTGGGCGACGGCGGCGACGGTTAATCTCGATCTCGACACCACCGGCCCGGAGGTCAACGACGTTAACTTGGATACGCCGCCGTTACCGCCGGCGCGTTCGCTCGATAGTTTCGCCTATCAAGGCGGCCGGCCGCGAGTGGCGGCGATCGACACCAACGGTTTTCTTTCCGAGCTTGCCGGGCCAAACCTGCAAGCCACATTGGAAACGGTAGAGGTGCATCCGGTCCCCGGCAGCCGTGCGATGGTGGGCGATGTCTATCCGGTTGCCGATGGTGCCGATGGCGTCATCTACAACGGCACCCGCGAGCGATTGGCAGACGATGTGATGTGGACCCAAGCCTATCCGATCGAAATCACCGGCTCGGCCGCGGTCTACAATTCCGCGCGCTTGCATCGTTTTCGCCACATCATCCCGCGCGATACCAAGTGGACGCATGCACAGGGTGTAGTAGCTGACGCCGTGCAGGATGGAACCGTGGCGTGAGCACCGATCCGGTGCCGCCATTCCGGCGCAACTTTGATACGGCTCGCGATCCCTACGCCGCACGCAACGCGCTTGGGATCATGGGCAGTGGTGCCGGCTTCATCACATCGGTTACCGCGCCACTTTCGGTCACCGGCGGTAATCTAACGATCGATCTGAGCGGCTATCAACCGCTCGATGCCGACCTGACGGCTCTTGCCGCGCTCACCGGCACCAATACGATTTATTATCGGAGTGCAGCAAACACTTGGTCGGCGGTTACGGTCGGCACTGGGCTGTCGTTCACTGGCGGCACACTTGCCAACACCGTGGCGGCCGGTGGCAACGTCAGCAACAGTGGCACGCCGACCGTTGGACAATATGCCAAGTGGGTGACGGCGACCACGATCCAAGGCGTGGCACCGGCCACGGTGTTGAGCGACATCGGCGCACTATCGACAACGGTGGCGGCAGCGACCTATGCACCGATCGCCTCGCCGACTTTCACCGGCGATCCAAAAGCCCCGACGCCGACGGCGGGCGATAACGACACTTCGGTTGCTACGACCGCATTCGTGACAGCGGCAATTTCCGCCATTCCGGGAGCAACGACAACCGTCACAGCACCTCAAGGTCGGCTGACGCTGCAATCGCTCACCCCGGTAATGGTTACGACGCAGGCGGCTAAGACGACTATTTTTTACACCGGATATGTCGGCGTTATGGTGCCGATCTACAACGGTGCCGTCTTTGCGATGATGAGCATCGGTACTGAGATTTCAACAACGACAACCGACACCACCAAAAACCCCGCTGCCATCGGCGCATCCAAGGTCAATGATTGGTTCGTCTGGAATGATGCAGGTACGCTGCGTCTGTGCCACGGCCCTGATTGGAGCAGCGACACGCTTAGAAGTGCCGGCACTGGCATAACAGCGGTAAATGGCATTTACATCAACAATGCTGCAATTACCAATGCCTGCGGTGCTGGCCGCGGCACCTATGTCGGCACGACCCGAAGCAATGCCTCGTCGCAATTGGAATGGATTTTGGGCACCACCGACACGGCTGGCATTTATTCCGTCTGGAATTGTTATAATCGGATTTTGGTTACAGCTTCTGTTGTCAGTTCGACTGCGAGTTGGACGTATGGTTCAGCTACGTTTCACCAACCAAACGGTTCGGCCTTCTGGAAGATATCGTTTTTATCGGGATTGGAAGAAGACGGTTTTTATACCGAATTCATCCAGAACGGAACACACAGCGCGGCGGGCTATTGTACTCCTGGAATTGGTTACGATAGCATAACGACAACTGCTGGCTTGCAACGATCGCGCCTCAATCAAATAGTAAGCCAAACAATGCACAGCGCCGCCAGCTTTAACTCTACTGCAATTGGATTTCATTTTATTTCCGCGCTGGAACTGGCCTCTGGCGGCACCTGTACTTTTTATGGGACAGGCGGCTTGAGATCAGGCTTGGAATTTGAGTTTAGGATGTAATGAGCATGGACGCGGGCACGCTACATGACGCTATCGCCGAGGTCTGCCCGGTAAGCTCGACCAGGGTCGGCGATCCTTGCAGCCAATGTTTATACAACAGGTATAACCTTCACAGGTAATATGTGATTTAGGGGTTACCATGCCATCACCCGGCGAAGACATCCAAGCATGGTCGGTTGTTGCCAGCAATAACGGCACGTCCGATCCGCTGATTAATTGGGCCGAGGGCCAAGCGCGTGCTTCCGTCAACAATTCCGCGCGCGGTCAGATGGCGGCGCATGCCAAGAACCGAAATCTACTCAACGGCTCGATCGTCACCACTGGCTCGCCCAACGCGCAACAGTTCCTGTCCGGCCTGACCTACACCACTATTCCGACCAATCTGATCGTGCGATTGAAGATTGGAGGCGGGCTGACCAACACCGCACCTGTCACACTCAACATGGACGGCCTCGGCGACACAAGCATCAAGACTGCTGACGGCGTGGATTGCAAAGGCGGGGAACTGGTCGGCGATGGTTACGTCGATCTGCTCTATAACGGCACGAATTGGGTTTTCCTGTACGGCCGCGAATTCTTCTGGAACGCAATGACCGGTGGCGACGGCATCATCATTGGCAAACAAGTCTTTACGGCGAGCGGAACCTATACGCCAACAGCGGGCATGGAATGTTGCATCATTGAATGCGTCGGCGGCGGCGGCGGCGGAAACGGAAAAACGGGCTCAGGCGGTGTTCTGATGACAGCCGCTGGCGGCGGCTCTGGCGGCTATTCGCGCAAACTAGCGACCGCCGCCGACATCGGCGCTTCTCAGGTGGTCACTATCGGCGCCGGCGGTGCCGGTGGCAGTTATGTCGGCGATGCCCCGGGCGCTGGCGGCGGCGATACCAGTGTGGGCACGCTGTGCATCGCCAAGGGAGCGACCTCGTCCTCTAGTTGGCATCTCGGCGGCAACGGCGGCCCGCCGGGCACTGGCGATGTCGTTGCGGCCGGCTCCCCCGGGTTAGGGGGGATATATACTCATGCTACTGAGGCGAATGTAACCTTAGGCGGCGGCGGCAGCAGTTATTTTGGTGGTGGCGCACCTTCCACTGCTTGGGCTGGAGATGTAAGCTCCACAAGTCCAGCCGCTGCGAGCAACTACGGCGGCGGTGGTGCCGGCCCCTCTCTCAACAATACCGGCGCGGGCGTATTCGGCAGCAATGGTTCTGCCGGCGTCGTCGTCATTATGGAATTTGCCGGCCGTGGCGCTCCCGGCCGGGATGGCGAGGATGGTGCAACGGGGCCGATTGGGCCGGTTGGTCCGAGTGGAGCCGGTACTGGCGATGTGCTGCGCTCCGGCATCCCGACCGTTGGACAAATTGCGGTGTGGACCGATGCTTCGCATATCCAGGGCATCAATCCGGGCGCCGTTTTCAGTGTGATGCCCCAGGGCCGACTGACGTTGCAGACCGCGACGCCGGTGATGACCACGACGCAGTCGGCGAAAACGACGCTGTTCTATTCTCCATACTGCGGAAATCAGGTGCCGATCTATAACGGTACGTCGTGGGCGGCAACGTCGTTCAATGAACTGAGTGTATTAACGATCGACACGACGAACTTGCCAGCGCAA